CACACATGGGGTTGAAGTGGCCCCTCACCTCTCTGAGAAATCAGAGAGTATCCACCGGGAAATCAGCCCGGAAATAAGACACACTACCTCGCCGAGGCTCTACACGAGCCAAGGTCCGAAGTGTGACCACTGAGGCGCAACGGCATCACTTATCCTGTATTTCTCACGATTTACAGTTACGGTGGTGTCGCGCGCACCCTCTACGTCGCAATCCTCAAGAAGGCTAAATAACACCCTCAGGTGGAAAGGTAGCTCTTTCTGCTCCAGGTCGTAAAGCGCCTTTAACAGGAGAGTCTGATCGTAAGGACGTTTCTTAGGGTTCACCTTAGAAACATATCGGTACCGGTAACCCTCCAAGCCATTGGAAGCACGAAGCTTTCCTGGCTTACCCTTGCGGGTCTTGGGAGGCACGGCTTCGTCAAAGTCAACGACTAAGCCGCCATCGCCAAACCCGTCAGGGATGGTGAAGCGAAGTACTTTTGGAATCGGACGGACTACTTCCCTGTAAACAGGTTCGTATTTTCCGTCCAACCCGTAGTACAGCTTCGACCACCTCTTAACGGAGTTGGCGAGCCAATACCGACGGTAGACACAATCTACCGACTTACGGACGTAGAAAGGCGTAACATCAGCTCCCAGAAAGTAGTGTTTACCACAACTCTCTCGGAACGGACCATCCAAGAAGCTTTTCTTCGTGTTCGGGATAAACCCGACCATTCGGATTACTTCCATAAGATGTTCCGCGTACTGTGTCGGAACTATGATGTCATCTCCGTACACAAGTACCTGATGTCTCCCATTCCCGTACAGGTCAAGTACCGCCGAACTTAATGCCCAAAATATCAGGGTCTCAAGTTCGAACGTGTACCCATTACCCATACTGGAGAACTTCTGGTAAACGACTTGTTCACCAGAAGGAAGAACTCCCGACGGCGAGCGGCTCTGCTCAAGAGCCTCAAACCATCGGGCAGGTAGGAGCGTTCTGACAAGCTCGTAAGAGACTGTGTCTGACGCCATTGACAGATCGATTGTTGCAAACCGACCGGTCAAACTCCCTTCTTTGGCTAACTCAGCATTGTTTTGCTGAGCCTCCTCTGTTAGGAGTCCTACTCTGTTAAGACGTTTCCGAATCATGCCACCGAGCCCTAACTGAATTACCATATTCAGGTCTGGCTCGATGGCGATGACGCGGTCCGTCTTAGCGTTCTTCGGGACAGTGGTAACTCTGTTGCCGATCACACACTCAAGATGACTAACGTCCCATCCAGGGATAGTTGCCACCATTTTGCGTGCGATAGGAAACAGATCATGCGTTACGTGGGGTATACCCCTGAACTTGTAATACACATCTCGTCTGGCTCGACCGAGCCGGGTGGATGCTCCCGGGCCCCAGCGTGAGTGCTGGAACACTTCAGGCCACGAGAACTCGCCCAACAGTCTCTCGATTTTCCTCGACGCCGCTAACAAAAGCGGGTGAGCAGGGATTCCAACTGTGGAACGCCCTAGAGAGGTAAGTAGGCGGCGATTCGTGTCCTTACAAAGCGTTTCAGCCTCAAGAAATTTGGCAAGGGCCACCGCTCGACGATCGATGCCCAAGTCCCAGTTCGGGTACTTGGACATCATTTCGGCAGAGTGGTAGTCCCGGCCAAACGTATCGGCATTCGTATACCCCTTCGGGTCTACGGAAGCAGATACAACTCTCGAGAAGTCGCCAGTCCTGATAGACTCGGCGATACTCATCGAGAACTCTGTGTTGTGCAGCAAAAACATATGCTGCGCAACGGCTGGGGCGATGCATACATCGTAACGGTACAGGTCCTTCAAAGGATCTGCAACTCTTGTCTTCTTTGTCACGGGTTATAACCTCAGTTGGCAAAGATGGGACAGCAGAAGCTATCGTCGAGGGCGCGAGCCCAAGAGCGACAGCAAGGACAAGACCCAGGTCAGCCACTTGACCGCCTTCTCCATCTTCGGAGATGGCGTATCAGGTGACATGGTCGAGGTCCTCAATAACGCTAGTAGCAACCGCGTTATTGAGAAGTCCCACGAAGATCTTCTTCAGATCTTTTCGATTCTGCAGCGTGGTGTCTTGCGGCAGGATGAACTCACAGTTCGCACGCATGGTGTAAGCAACCTTCGGGATGCTCACACCGTTGATGACTTCCGTCACCAACACGGGAACTGCGACGTCCAGCTTAGCACGATACACACGCGAGCCGTTCGATGACTGCGGGTCACGGAGAGTCAGCCCGTACGTCCAGTAACCACTGGCGTGCGTGGCAGATTTCTCCACCCAACGGGCGGTATCGCCATCGATCTTCGAAGGAACGAAGGTACGATTGACGGGAGTGGCTGCAGCATCAGGTACAACAATCGTGGTGATATCCACGTTTATCCCCTATGGGTGATCAGAGGCGGAATTGCCTACTGATTATTTAAAGGCCGCAGTGAGTAACGCGATAGCGTTAGCCACACGCGAGCCCTTTGTAAGGTCCCCGTCGAATGACGGTTTCCAGGTGAACGGAGGTGTGCTATACGTGGCGCGAGTCATTCGCATCCTCGTAGAAGCGGGATCAGAATACGACCAAGTCGGCTTCTGATTCCATGCGCTAGTACTTGCAACCCTGATGGATTGCACGTGCCGACGCTTCCACCCCCGGGTGATCGTGGAAAACGACCCGCCCTTAAAAGTCCAACCTGTTCCAACATCCAGTTGGTTCAGATAAGACCCAATCGGGACGAACCAATCAACCACAAAGCTGAACGGAACCAGTTCCCACGCTACTAGCGCCGGGTTGGTAATCCCCATTTCCGATAAAGTTGCCTTCACCGGATTATCGAGGACCCAATCCAAGCGACAGTAGCCGCGGTACCTCTCTCTGGTCTGAGTGCCGAACAGGACATGTAACAATCCTGGGTAGGTCTGCTCAAACTGAGCGGGGAGGTATATATAGCTAGTCTCTGATCCGGATGCAGTACACTTACAGCGATAGCGATCCTTGAACCGGTTATCTCGCCGGTGCAATTCGTCTACTGCGCCAAAAGTGTCGCTAAGGATCGGTTTCCAGCCATACTGGTACTCGAGCCAGAGATTATGAGCTTCTTCTCTACGCCGTTTCCGGCTAGAGGGCTTGCGCCTTCTACGTCCCTGAGGTAACTCAGAGCATCCGAGAGCGCGTGCCACTCCTCTGATATCGAGCTTCCGTGCTGCACGTACCCCACGAGCTATCCTACGGGCAGAGTTTGCCACGAGGTCAGCCGTAGCTGCACGTTCACCAAAAGCCACAGCGAGGTTTAAGTCACTGTCTTTGACTTTGGCGAGAGCCTTTTGTTCCAAGCGCCTTTTCAGACTACCTGGGAAGGCTGGCAGCGAGTACAACACATGTCCATGCACAGACTGGGGACTAGGACCTCTATGATCGACGTAGAACTTCCGGCCGTCATACTCGAAATCAACGCGAGCGCTGATATTCAAGTTGATTGGACCGGTAAAAACTTCGCGACTATAGTTGGTCGGTGGTCTCCACTTACCGCGCGGCGTCTTCACAATCGGTGGTTTGTTATCCACGTTTTGATAGGCGTTTTGCGATGAGGAATTGACCGTCTCTGTCCCGCTGAAGAAGTTCCAGCGGGTTGTAGAGGCGAGTTGAATCGTCTGTGTTGGCATCATGTACTCCAGCGTGAGGGGCTAGTCAAAACTCAAACCACGCACAATACTCGGTCACATACCCCATTGCAAGATAAGGCATTGGAGACCGAATACCAAGTTCACCAGCAATCAGACCCTGGATCTCAGGACACAACATACGACAAAACTCGTCGAATGTGCGGCTGAGCCCAGTATATACGGTCTGGCTGATGAATTTGGACTGACGGAGTTCGTCAATAAAACGACGACCCGTGTTCAGCAGATCAACGCAAGAATCAGACCGGAAACCCCACTCAAAACTTGGGGCACTTCCGATTTGATCTTCGTTATGGTAACCTGTGATCACGATGTGAATAGGACCTGAACTGCGACGTATAGCATTACGCTTTGCGTCAGCAGGGGTCTCATTCATGCCCAGCTCATAGTTAAAACCAATTTGCACGAACATGTTTACTCTCCGTTAGGTTGTGATGTGGTGAGAGGAAGGGCTAG